CAAACGTATAATAATCTTGTTCAAATAAACGACTGTGATTATTTGTTAATCCACCATAATATCCAATTTTATCTAATAGATCAATATAGTCAGCAACAAAGATAACATTGTTTTGTTCATCTTTGATTACAACCCCCGGCTCTAGCTGATAATTCTGTCTAGTCGAGTTGTATTCAACAACATAACTATCACCAGTTTTATATGTAGGGGCGAATTTACGACCAATATATCCATAAAGCGTCTCTAAGTTTGGTTCAGTTACTAACTGATCCATTGTAGCGGCTAAGAATTTCTTATTAGCATCACTTTGGAATACGGTAGGTAAAAATTTATAGGTTTTTCTTGTTGCCATGCTAGTCCCGTTTTTTGTTAACTTACTATGATTGCGCCAGTTTGATTCAATTGTGCTGCAGTAATCGCTGTAATAATTTGTACATTGTCTACAGTGGCTGCGCTTGTAATAATTTCATTAATGTTAGCATTTACCTGTAACAAACTACCAAATGCATCTGCTTGGTTAGCAGGAACAATAATAATGCTAGAAACATTGGGACTTAGTTGAACATGCAAATAACTTGCTAGTTCACTGAAGTAAAACGTTTCACCAAAGTCCCAATTACCGACATCAAAATATGTGTTGATCGCTGCGATTACACTGGTTTTAATTTCGTTATCACTAACTACTACATTAGGATTTTTAACTATCTTAAACGTGGCCTGCAATGTAGGTATTGCTTTGCTACCAAATAAAGGTTTAAACTTAGCAGGATTATAAATGATAGTGTCGCTGATTGCTTTATAGTTGTCCAGGGTACTGTAGTCAAGTTGCAATTCTTCACTGGTGGGCTCCATCGGCTGTGAAACTTGTCCAGAGGTATCCTGTATCCATGCCAGATAATCAATTGAATATTGCTGTGTTAATACATACAAGTCAATGATGTTATTTGGGCTCGGATCAATACGTCTGTTGTTAGGACTGTTATGACGATATTGGAAGTACAAATCTTGGCGCCCTAATTTAGCTGTGTACCCCGTAACTGTGTTAATTGCAAACACTGCACCGCTCACAGTCAATTGATAGAATATATCTAAATTAGGAATGTAAAATAATTGTCCTGTTTGATATAGTGTTTTAGCCTGTTCGATTGCACGCAAGGTACTGTACGATGACACCACTGTGGCATTATCTACAGGAGTTTGAATAACAAAGTTATCGTAACCAACAGTGTCTTGGAAGTATACGTATTTTTCAGCAGTGTTTACCGTAGGGTTCACAATAAGATCAAACAGTTCAGGATTATCGGGTATGCCGTCATTGTCGCTGTCGCTGAATGTTATATAAATTTTATCAATATTTACATATCCGTCAACTTCAGTAATCGACTTATTGATGTACCATATATAATCCAATGCCAATGGGTTGCTATCATCAGGATTGCTATTAACTTTTAACACCTTAATTTGATCGTGTACTGTTAGTCCCGTTTTAGCATCAAAAATCTTTGTAGCGCCATCATAGTAGAAGTTAGTTTCTAATACACTTTCAAACACGTAGTTTAATCCGTGATATAATACTGTGTATGTTTTACCTACTGTTTGAAAAGCGATAATCCAGCTAGCATCTTTGGCCTGGCCGCTAGTATCACCCGCCCATGTTAGACTAAAGTCATCAGCCAAGTCTAAATCTGTTGGTAATATAATTTTCCAAGTACCAGTGTCTGTGTCGTAGCGTAGGCCAAAGTTAGCATAGGCTTGTATATAGCCTACCATAGACTGTACTAGTGCGTTAGGAAAATCAACATTAAACACAGCAAACACTTTATCACCAATGATAGTTTGTTCATTACCGTCCAATCCCACTGCTGGAATAATTTGATTTAGTGTAACAGGTCCTGCACCACTGGCTAAATTACCTTGCCCACCATTAGTACCATCACCCACTACTAATTCAATAGCTGCATATACATAATATTTGTCGCCTGATTTGCTAGGAGTACCTGTGCGTACATAGTTTTGGCTATCAAAATAATTGCCTGCACCTGCGCTAAATCTAACAATCGCACCTTGGCGAATGTATTTGTTGCTGTTAGCAACTATATCACCAATTTGTAGGATATTACCTGCTACATCGACGAAAAAACCAGTACAACCGTTGGCAATTGTAGTTGATGTGTGCCAATATACATCTGTTAAGGTAATCAACGGATAGTCGGCGTAGAATAATTGTTGTGTTTCTGTTGACTGTGCAATTGGTGCCACACGATCGTAAATCGTACGATAGATGTCATTGGTTGTAAAGAAGTCAAAGCTAAATGTGTCAGTTAAACTGTCACGATATAACATGCCATCTTGTGAAAAGATGTTAGTGCTTGAGTATTTGCCAGTTGCGTCAATAACATCTAGGTAACGACTAACCCCAGAACTTGTACGATTAACTGCTTTTACTTTTAAAATGTTACTGAATAGCGTGTAAGGTAAGATGTTATAATCTTCACCTGTGATCATACGATTCTGTGTATAGAATTGTTGTGGAGCTTTTTGACGTATGTCGTCTAGACTTTCACGTGTACTTGAGTTAGCAATAGTGTATTGTAGACTGGTTGAGATGTTTAATACTTCGACACGGCCCGATTGGCTGACGTAATTAATAGACATAACCACACCCTGCATTTCGTCAGGTGTAATTTTGTACTGCAAACCGTTTGATGCTCTATAATATACACGGAAGTTGCCTTGCGGAATATTACTAAATGCGCCGTCACCAAATACTAAATCAATTTGATCGGCAGCCTGTGTGTTTACCTGATAGATATTACGATTTGAACTATTGTTATAGATAACATTAGTATTAGCCACAGCAGGAACCTGTGTCCATAGCTGTCCTAACGTACCATCACTGTTTACACTGTATAACCAAACGTCACTGTTATTGATGTTGTTTACGTTGATATTAAAAATGCGGTTAGGGATACTTTCCGCAAAGTTGAAATCACGCGATTGTATAATACCTTGTACAAAGTACAAGAAGTAACCTGTATTATTGCTGCCATTACCTAGCCCGTCATTTTTGTATAAGAAATTAAACGGTGCACTTACAAATGGTGCCGTTTCATATACATAACTTTCGCCTGTGCTAGTGGGACTTACAAATTCAAAATCCATACTAGTACCAGCCACTGTGGCTTTAAATGGGTAAACTGACAATCTACCAGGAACATAATTTATGTTATATTCTTCTACGTTAACACCTGCAATAGTCTGACTGCCTGCAGGCTTGCCGATCATTTGATTGCTTTCTAACGCAGCATTTAAGATAATAGTAAATTGTTCTAACCAATTGCTGTTAGCACTGTCTGCCCAATTAACCACTAGACCGCTTAGATTAATACCGTTACTGTCGAATACTGTTTCAGTTGTTGACACACTGTCAAATTTTAAATAGCCTCTGCTATTGATATTGCGTTTAGGGTTGTATGATATTAATCGTGCTAGTTTTAATACACTGTCACGACGTTGTGCAGTATCAATGAAGTTTTCGCGAGCGTTTAAATCACCACGGAAGGCCAATGATTGACCTAAGAAGGCAATCATATCGATTAATGCAATAAATTCGCTTGATTCGATATAGTCGTTGAAGTCTTCTGGATAGTACAACTGAAGGTAACTAATCATCGAAGCACGAATAGTTTCATAATCGTAGCTTTGGAAGTCAGCGTTACGGAAGGTCTGATAGACTTTTGTCCAGTCCTCTGCAACTAATAAACTCGATTGTCTTGTGGTAATTGCCATACATTATTCCCAATATAATGTATTTATCTTAGAAATAAACTGTGTAGTTAATTACTGCGCAGAAAGAGATTGAGATTCGCCGTTAAAATTTAACAGCATTGTATTAATTTGATTGGTTGGGACGTAGCGTAATTGCAGTTCAATTTGAATACCTTGGTCGTATTCTGTAACTATGATATTATCAAAACTAACACGAGGATCATAGCCAGCAACGGCTGATATGTCTGATATGATTACGCTTTTTAAATCTTCTGTAAACGGTTCATATAGAACGTTCCAGATAATTGTACCAAAGTTAGGGTTCATCAACTTCTCACCTTTGCGGATATTGAAATGATTTATGATATCTTGTTTGATTAAGTCAAAGTCAGTCAAGCGGAAATTTCTGCTTGCTCCTAATGTACTAAATCCTTTATACGTTGCGCCGGCCATATTAATATTTATCCAGCATTGATACTTGGTAGTTTAGGTGCCAGCACGCTAACTGCATATTTGCCTTGGTTAAACAATTCTGCGCCAGGGCCGCTACCTGATCTAAATGATAGTGCAGCATCTGAGCCTAACTTATGAGCTACACTCATCATGCCAGCAACATCGGCTGCAATTTGTTCAGCTGTAATAGCACCGCTAGCCAGTAGGTTAGTGTAATTTTGATTAGTTACTGCTGACATCACACTTTCTTGTTCTGTTTTGTTGCTTAAAAAGCTAGTTGCATCGGTGATACTGTTTTTGTTTGTCCAGCTATTAGGGTTAGTCAATTGATCGTTGCTGGTCACTGTACTCTTAATATAGCCTTGCTCTTGTAATGCTTTGTAATCCAATTGATATTTGCCTAGTTTACCATCACTGCCAGTGGTAGTATAGTCATTGCCCTGTCCTAGCTGCGACATCAAGGCAGTAGTTTGATCTTTAGTCAGTGAACCAGCTGGTGCAACCGCAGGTGGTTGATTACGAATATCTTTAGGGGTAGCTGCGTTTTCTACACCCGCAGTTAAAGTTGTATCGCTTTTAGTTGCATCAGTACCCGAGAAGGAAGCATTAGGTTGTATACCAGGGCTTGTTGGTATAAATGCTCTGGCTCTGGTACCACGGTCATACGGTTCGTGTGTGGGTGCAAAGGTTACAATAGACTCTAGAGCGCCGGGTTTACTTGACCACGTGCCTCCAGAGCCAGTTACTTCGGGCAGTTTACGGGTTTGTATAGGAGTTATAGCTTTTAATGAATCTGTGCCGCCACTATTCTGTTTAATGCTAGCACCCTCAAGTGCAATTATGCCTCCGGCTTTAAGACCAATTTTTGCGGCTGAATCTACTTTAAATACGCCTACCTTAAATTCAGTACCAGAATTTGCAGTTACATTAAATTTACCTTCAGCAAGAAAATCTATTAGAGGTGTTTCTAATTTTAGACTAGTACCTGCCTTGATATTAATTTTGCCACCTACATCAAGATTAAAGTCACCGTCGGCGTGTATGTCAAATGTACCTTCTGTACGTAAGGCCATACCACGTTTGCTGTAGGCTAAAATTTTACCATCTTTAGTTAATTCTACCCAGCTATAACCGTTGGCATGAGCAATATACAGTGACTCGTTGCTGTCGTGCATTAAAATTTGATGACCACCCGCTGTACGTAATCGAATAAGTTGGTCTTCGCCTGTGGTAGCGCCGTCATCCATTAAGAATACGTGGCCGCCTTTGCGTGATTTTACCTCGGTATATTTAGAATTTAATTTGCCAGCTTCGAGATCTGGCAGATAACTTGGATCATCTGCTGGGTCATTAACAGGGCGACCGGGTGTACTAATACCAAATACAAAACTAGGACTTTCTCGTTGGCTGCTACTAGAAACTGGGCCACGGACAATATCTCTTTCTAAGCCTTGTTTTTGATATATTGAATACTGATACGTATGTAACGGTTTGTTATTGTTATAGAATGCAGCGTTAGTAAAATCACTGGTATATTGGTTAAACTCCACAACCGGTACAATATCACCTTCCTGAATTTGTTT